ACAGTGGTGGCCTGGGAAGGCGATAAGCAAGTCGTTACCGTCTACCCCGTCAAGTTTTACGCCAACTCTGGCAAAAAACCACGGAGAGCATACACTGAAGAGCATCCGTATTCCTCAGCCGTCGTGATTAGACACGACCCGAATGAAGTTTTGTACAAGGGAAACCCCCAACAAGGCTTCTCTCCTATCTATCCTCTGACCCAACAAGGCCAGGGATTTACAGGAGTATCGGATTCTTCTTATGGCTGGAACTCCAATCATGACTTACAGCTCGTCGGCCGCCGTAGGGATAAGGTGGCCGGTTCGAGTTTCAATGCTGGTGTCTTCTTAGGTGAAGGCAAAGAAGCATAGAACATGATTGCAGACTCTCCGCCCCGCCTAGCCTGGGGTTACCACGCCGCAAAGCGTGGTGACTTCAGGTCGGCTGCTCGGTATCTTACGCGAAACAACGATCGGAAGAGAGTTGTTGCTCGTGAGACTCCGAGTTCTAATTGGTTGCAGTTACAATACGGGTGGCTACCTCTGCTATCGGATGTACATGACGGTGCGCGTTTTCTCGCCCATCATCTTGATACACCCCTTCAGCACGTAGTTCGCGCCTCTGTAACGTCTAAGGGCGTTACTTCGGGTCCAACCTTCCAGGGAAATGGTACGCTCTTTGCTTTAAATGCAGAGAGCTACCGCCAGACTCACCTTAAGGCAGTTCTTAAGGAGAAAGATGTGTACAAGCTTGCAGGTCTAACCGATCCTTTATCGGTGGCCTGGGAGCTTGTGCCATATTCTTTTGTTCTCGATTGGTTCTTACCAATCGGTGACTATCTGGCCGCAAGAGGGCTCTCGTCATCTTTGACGGGGACCTTTGTCTACAGCACCAAGAAGGTAAGGTCTTTCTCCGGTCTAACCGGAGTCGGTTCCACGTTACTAAGCCCTCCTATATCGCGGACTGCGATGAAAGAGGTCTATTTCACGAGGACCGTTTCAACCTCACTCCAGGTGCCCAACCCTTCGATGATTCCGCTATCGGAAGCCATCAGCTGGAAACGTGCAGCTAACGCTGTAGCTCTCCTATCTCAGCTTAAACGCTGATGTGTAATCGGGATTTTCCCAAAATGCTGCTCGCATTAGAGCAAGCTTGATAGCCCTCCATCTATCATTCTATTAAGGAGTTTAAAATGTCGCAAATTGCGAATATCACCGTCTTTGACGGTGCCGCCACCCCAGTGTCCCACACTCTTGTCGCTATCTCGGTTACCCGGGAGAAAGGCAAGACTGTTGCACTGTGGCGGGAGCAGCTCGCTACTGTTCCCACATATGCCCAGATCCATGCGACTCTTACCCAAGAGACGCTGAAATCTGGCACTGTGAAGGTGGAGCGACGAACTGTCGTGCCTGTGATGGAGTCCATCCTGAATCAGAACGCTGCCGGTTACACAGCCGCACCTAAGGTCGCCTACGAAGAAGTACACATTAGTACCTCTTATCAGCACCCCCGGTCGACTATCACCGGACGTCGCCTCGTGCGCCAGATGGGCATTAACATGGATGGTAACGTAACAACTTCCGTTGTTCCCGTTGCTACCGGTCCTATGCCCGAGGCGTTTGATCTGCAATCCTTGCCGACTTAATTGTCGGTGCGAGCCGTAGATAATTCTGTCTACGGCACCCACGTTATCCTTCCTATTCAGGAGAATCGTTATGAGTGTTTTTACACGCTGGGATCAGCAGCTCAGTACTGAGGAGACTAACAATGTTCTCATCAAAATGGCAACATTCCATCTCTCGAGGATTAACTCGAGCACAGTACGGAAGAGTCTCGGAGATCTTCTTGATCGCCGTGATTATCTTGGTATCTGTGAGTTTGAACTGGAGTACGATAAACTCTCGACCTGGGACTGCATCAACATTCGACAGATCTTAGCCTTCTTTCAGAAGAGGGCGGATCTCGATGTTGGTGTAGACCGGGAAGAGGCTGCTCGACAAAAGTTCATCCAGTCCGAGAAGCGTTGCTCCGAGACGAACGAGATCTTTGCGTTACGTGCTTGTGGTTTGTTTTCATTCAAACCACACGTTGAGGCTGTCTTATTTCAGTCTCAACGGAAAATAGCTCGTATACTTGGAGATCTCCCTACTCTCGAAGAGCTCAAGCTTCGATTCGGACCCGGAGCCACGACGCAAATGCCAAGAAGAATTGCGTCAGCCCGGCGTAAGTTGGGAATGACTCACGCTTGTAGCGTAGATATGATACCTCTGTTAAAGGAGGTACTCGAACAACTTCCTCTCTGGGTATTCGGTGAAAGCACCGGCGACCCAAATGAAGTGGCCCTAGTGGATGTAGAGATACATCCAGGTAGGGTAGCCTACGTCCTGAAGAACTTCAAGGAACACCGCTCGATCATCGTTGAACCTTCGCTGAACATTATGTGTCAGCTGGGGGTTAACGACTTTCTTGTCGGTAGATTTAAGAAGTTCGGTATTGACCTCAAGGACCAGTCGGTTAATCGCCGACGGGCTCGTGAAGGGTCATTAACCGGCGCTTTAGCAACGCTGGACCAGACTAATGCTTCTAACCTCATAGCACGGGAGGTGGTCTTTGACCTACTTCCGTTCGACTGGGCAGATTTCCTAGATCTTATCCGTACTTCTACGGCTGAGTTCGAAGGAAAACTTTTGAAGCTCTCGATGTTTAGCTCTATGGGGGACGGCTTTACGTTCCCTCTTGAGAGCTTAATCTTCTACGCTATAGCATCTGCTTGTGCGGGAGGAGATCCTGATGATGTCACTGTGTTCGGGGACGATTTAGTTGTCCCTGTCCACGCTGTACCTCTCATCAAGGAAGTCTTCAATGCCATTGGCTTTATTGTCAATGAAAAGAAGTCCTATGCATCGGGGCGTTTCCGTGAATCTTGCGGAGGCGATTACTTGTCAGGAATCGACATCAGACCTATCTATATAAAAGATAGCCTTGTAGGCTGCGATCTCTTCCGCCTTCATAATGGTTACATTAGAAAAGGCGATCAAGAGGCAGCTGACCAAACCCTCCAATTTATCGATGTCTCACTTCAAAAGTGGGGCCCCGATGGATATGGAGATGGGCACCTAGTTGGTGCTTTCCCAAAGACCCCCTTTAAAAGGGACTTTGGTTGGTCTGGGCACGTTTTTGAGACCCATACATGGAA